GTGCGTATATGGGATTTAACAAAATTAAAAAATAAGAGGACGATATGATAATGTTTTTTGTTTTTGTTGCCACAATGGTTGGTGCAAATAATGCAGAGTTTATTGATACTGCTAAAAAAGAAATGGTTAGTGGACATGAGTGGGTTTATGTTGGGAAAAAAGAACCTGATGGTAAAGTACCGGCATTAACTATAAAGCCAAAAGTTGGTAATGAATATATTCTATTTAAATTAGAAAAAGATTTTTAAATGGAATGTCAAGGCATCTGTACGTTAGACGAAGAAGACTATTGTATAGGATGTGGTAGATCTATTAAAGAAATTATATTAACAGGGGAAAGATATAAAATGAGAGACAAGTTATTAAAAGCATGGCAACTTTATGCCGAAGGAAATAAACAAAAGCATTTAGCAAATATAGAAGTATATCTAAATCAATCTGTAGGTATTGGTGAACATAGTGATATTTTAGAGGCTTTAGAACAAGAAGCTGAAAAGGTATCTTATTGGGATGACCAATTACATGTGATAAGTAAATTATGAAATGTTATACACACATAAAAATAATAGGTTGCTTATAGAAGGTTCTACAGGAAAAGTTTATAAAGATAACGAATTATCATTTAAAGGTAACAGTTATGTTGCTATAAAGTTATTTATTAAGAACTCAGATAATAATGAGAACGTATTAAAAATGTTTGAAGCACAATTAACAATGCGTGAGCAATGTAAATTTGATGCTCATGCAAAAACTGAACGAATGAACCCAGGAGCGGATCATGAACGAGAGATACATTCAGCAACCAAAGGAAGTAAAAGTAAAACCCGTAAAAGAAAATAAAAAGGAAGAAAAAAGAGAACTTCCAAAAGCGGGGAGATATACCGTTGCTGATTTAGAACAATCAAAAAAGATATATTCAAATACTGGAGGTAAATACTAATGGCATCTCCAGGTTATAAAGAAGTAGTTACTGATGAACAATTAATTAACTTAATTGAAACAGGTGTACATAATTCTTCAGGAGATTGGTTAAATGCAACTGATCTAGCTAGAGAAAGATTAAAAGCTACTTATGAATATGCAGGATTAGCAAATTATCATTTAGCACCACAAGGTGTTAGCACTATTGTTGATACAAGTACAACAGAAGTGATTGAAGCTTACACTGCAGTTATATCTGATTTGTTTTTGTCTAATAATAAGTTAGCTCGTTTTGTTCCTTATGATGAAAGTCCTGGTTCTTTTAATGCAGCAAAAGATGCTTCATCTCTTGTTAATTATTGTTTGTTTAAAAAGAATAGTGGGTGGGAACTTTTACAGCAGTGGATTAAATCTTCTTTGTTATGGAAGAATGCAATTTGTCGTTGGTATTATATAGAAGATACTCAACATGTTTTTGAAGAATATGAAAAGATTTCTCAATCTGCTTTAGATGAAATATTAGCTGATGATAATACAGAAATTGTTGGAAGTTTAGAATTTGAAAATCAATATACTAATGCAGATCCTTTATCTGGTGCAGATCCTGATGTTGAGTTAATGTATGTGAATGTAAGAATAAAAAAGAAATTAGATAAGTCAAGAGTTAAAATAGAGTTAGTTCCACCAGAAAGTTTTCGTATTTCAAAGGAAGCTACTTGTATTACTGATGCATCTTTTGTTGGTATACAAACTGAAATGACTCGTTCTGAGATAAGACAATATTATCCAGAAGCTGCTGATGGCATTGATAACTGGGATGAACTTAAAGGTAGTGAGTCTTGGTTTGGTGCATCATCATACTCAGAAGATGTTGCTGCACGTAAACTTGTAACAGGTCAAGAGTATCATGACGGTGCATTATTACATGAAGATAATCCATTAGAAGCAAACAGATCAATAACAGTTACAGAATCCTGGTTACATGTTGACAGAGACGGTGATGGTATAGCTGAGTTAAAACATTTTATTACTGTTGGTAAAAATATATTATCAGAAGAAGATGTTGAATCAATACCTTTAGCGAGTATTGTTCCTATTGATATTCCACATGAATTCTTTGGATTATCTATGGCAGACTTCACTAGAAGTAGTACATTAGCAAGTACAGCAATCTTAAGAGGATTTGTTGAGAATACATACTTAACTAACTATGCTCCTAAGTTAGCTGATCCTAATATTGTAGACTTCAGTGCATTACAGAATATGAAGCCTAAGCAAATCATTCCGACAAATGGTAATCCAACACAAGCTGTTGCACCATTAACTCCTGATACTATTTCTGCAGGTACAGTACCGTTGCTAGAACATTTACAATTAATAAAAGAACAAGCAACAGGAATGTCTAAAGCTGCTCAGGGTTTAAATGATACATTATATATCTCAGGTAACTCAGAACAAAAGTTACAAGCAGTACAATCAGCTGCTCAAAAGAGAATACAGCATATTGCAAGACGATTTGCTGAAACCGGATTTAAGAGATTAATTATTGGTATCTATGAAACTATGCACAAGAATATGAAAGGTAAAATTAATTATAACCTTGATGGTGTATATGGTACTATAGATATGTCAACACCTCCATCGAAGATGGATGTGGAAATTTTGTTGGACATTGGAGAGAATTCAAATTCAAATACTATTAGTAAGCTATCTAAGATAGGTGCAGAAATATTACCTGCATTAAATCAGCAAGGTGCAGGAATGGTAATACGTCCTGAGGCTCCGGCTGTCTTAGCAACTAAATTAATAGAATCAATGAATCTAGATAGTAACGATTTCCTAGAAGATTATACAACAGATGAGTTTAAGCAGAAAGCTGTTAAAGCATTACAAGAACAGTCTCAAGCTGCTGAAGTTAAGAAACAAATAGAGCAAAAGAAGTTACAAGCTGATGCCGCTTTAGCGGAGGCAAACGTAGCGTTCACAGGTGCTCAGACAAAGAATACATTTGATGATAATGCAAAACAATTAGCTATATCAATTGATAGGCATTTTCAAGAATGGGCAGACCTTACTATTAAGGCGACTAAGGAAGGAACGGAGTTACCTCCACATCCTAACTATGGTGAAATAATACAAATGGCCAGAGGGTTGTTGCAAGTGTCAAGACCTCAAGGCTAATCTTGCTTTTAAAAGGAGAAGCTATTATGGTTAATATAGACCAACTTATGCCTTATACGATAGGCTTTGATCGTATGTTTAATATGTTAAATAGAGACTTTGTTCCATCAACATATCCACCTTATAATATTAGAAAGGTAGGTGACTATAATTTTTATATTGATATGGCATTAGCCGGATTTAATAAAGATGATATTGAAGTTAAGATTGCTGATGGAGAACTTTCTGTTAAATCTAAAGTTAAGAATAATGATAAAGAAGATACTTTATATAAGGGAATAGCACAACGTAGTTTTAATAAACTATTTACATTAGCTGATGACGTTGAAGTTAAAGATGCTGAGTTAACTAATGGAATGCTTACAATTAGTCTGGAAAAAATTGTTCCAGATGAAAAGAAACCTAGAGTAATTAAAATTAATTAGGGAGATATAATATGGCTGTAGGAACAGTAACAATGTCCGTAGCAGGCGTAGGTGGTGCTCAATCAGGCACTATTACTACTGGTGCAGGATCAGCTGCAGGTGTGGTTATGGTTTGTAATGATACAGACTCACCTATCACATATAATGTAGCAACAGCAGGTACTGATGTACAGACTGGTTTAAAGTTAGATGCAAAAGCATTTACTAGAATAACAGGTCTTAATAATGGTGCACAAACTTTAACTAGTGTTAAAACTGCACATGGTACTGCCGCACAGAATGGTGAAATTGTTTATATAACATTAGCGAGTGCGTAATGTCAAAAGATGAGGATAAACCTTATCGTGAAATGATTAAGGAAAAATACAAGCAGGTAGCTGAGAAGCGGCTAGGTAATACAAAATCCTACGGCAATCATAAAATTCATCCAGACGAATTAGCGCGACGTGCCCATGTTCAAGGGCACTTCGCAGCAAAAGAAAGAGATGAGTTTTTTGATGAAGTATATGGAGAAGTCTTAGTAGATTTATTTTGTGAATGGTTAAAGACAGATTCACATGAAACTAAGTCAAGAGAATTCCTATATGCCACAGCTATGTCTTTAGGAAGTGTAAAAGAAAAAATGATACATTTTGAAACTTATGGAAAAAATGTTCCACATTTAAAAGAGGACAACGAGAATGAGACAAATTAATAACGAACAGTTAGTAGATAATATTAGTGAAATGATTAATACATTAGAATATGATTCTAGTAGAAGCCCAGGAAAAGCTAAGATTAATTCACAGACATTAATAAATTTACATAACTTAAAAGAAATATATACAAAGAATTCAAAAAAGCCTACACCTAAAAAGGAGGTAAGCAACAATGGATAATACCGCAGCAATACCAGACTCTACCCCTAGGGATGACTCTGTAGCTACCGGTGGTCAAACGGAAGAGAAACTGCTGGCTGACATTATTAGTAATTCACAATTTGTGAAGAGCGAAGAATCTCTACCCACAGAGCAAGTTCCTAAGTTAGACCCGGAAGAATCAGATACACAAGACCCAGAATCTGAAGAAGCCGAAAGTGAAGAAGTTGAAGAAGAGACTAATGAAGAAGAAGTAGAAGCTACCGAGGAGGATGCCGCTGAAGAAGCCGCTACCCAACCTGAAGTTTTTACAACTGACGATTTAGATCTAGATGCTAAAGTATCTGTTAAGATAGACGGTAAAGATACTGAAGTTTCTTTTAATGACCTTATCAAAGGTTATTCTACTGAACAATCTCTTTCTAAAAAGGGTCGAGAACTAGGTGATCAGAGGAAAAATCTAGAGGAAGAATATAATAAAAGAATAGAAG